GTTTCGGGTAATTATCCTGGATTTCGTACAAAGCCATATCTTCCTGATGATCTTAAAGCATCGATTCAATATATCATGCAAAATGCAGGCGGTAAGATTACACATTGGTTCGAAGAGTCTGGATATACTGGCGCGTTTCAAATCTGCACTGCGCAAGATCGTACATGGATTCACGCCGACAGTCATAATACATGGGCTGCTGTGTGTTATCTAACTCCTGACGCTCCGCTGTCTGCGGGGACAGCGTTATATCGATGGAAAGAAAATCAAGAGTACGAAAGAAAAGATAACAGCCAACCGCATCTAGATGGATATGATTATACAAAATGGGAGATGGTAGACTACGTCGCAAACAAATATAATCGTATCGTATTGTATCGAGGAAATCTTTATCACGCCTCAGTGGATTACTTCGGAAACAATCTCGAAAACGGAAGATTATTTCAAACCTTCTTTTTCAATACAGAATTCTAAATGAAGATTCTTCATGTAATTTTCTCATGTAATCGTCTGCAATATCTGACGAAAACACTCGATTCTCTCGAGAAGATCGATTATGGAGATCATGAGATTACGAGACTCATCGTCGACGATTATCCTAGAACAAGAAACGATTCTATCTTTCAGTTGTTCGCAAAAACACACAAAACTTTACTGTGGCTGAATACGATAAACAAAGGGTTGTCGGTTACATGGTCTGACTTCTTTGAATGGCTAAAGACACAAGATTATGATTATGTTTTGCATCAAGAAGATGATGTGATTCTAACAAGACCGATTCATATTGATGACATGATTGCAGTTCTAGAATCTAATCAGAAGATGGCTTCTGTGATTCTTCAACGCCAACCATGGTACTTCCACGAAGAGCCATGTAAAATTGAAGAGGGTGATATTCCATTCGGCGACTTTTACTATAGTAAAAATACAAAAACATTTCCGATTATCTTTAGTTTGTATAGAAAATCGATCGTAGATTATCCTTTCCGAGAGTATTGGGGATTCAATATTAACGAAGGAATGATTATGGTTTTCTTAGATTTCTTTCATCAGATGTTCTCAGCGCAATTAAAAGGTCGTAATGGTGAAAATCTAATAGAACACATCGGCGAAGAGTCGACAGGAAAACGAATACTTGAAGGTGAGCCGAACTGGGAACAGTTTGCTCATATGGACCCCAACTTGGTCTATTCTTCTCGAGATGGCAAGTTAATAGAGAACTAAATATACAATAATTAGAGAGGTTCTATCTCAATGGCAAAACCAAGCACCCGACAAGAACTGAAGGATTATTGCCTTCGTAAACTCGGATTTCCAGTAATCGATATCAATGTCGACGAAGATCAATTAGAAGATCGTATTGATGATGCGCTGCAAAAGTATCGCGATTTCCACTACGATGGAACTGAGACGACATATCTTGCTCATAAACTAACATCGGCTGACATACTCAACAAGTATGTACAACTTGCAGATTCATTTGTTGGTGTGTCTCGAGTTTTCCCATACACAGGAGTTTCGACTTCCTCGTCTTCCTCTGCTGGGTTTAATATGTTCGATATCAACTATCAGCTTCGTTTAAATGATTTCTATAATTTAACTGCATCATCATATACTTACTATGTGATTGCTCGCGAGCATTTAGCGATGCTCGATATGATCGTAACTGGAGAATCTCCATACAATTATAATAAGAAAACGAATCGTGTGCATGTACAAACCAGCTGGGGTGGAAAATTTGTTGCTGGAAACTATATGTGCTTTCAAGCCACTCGAATTGTAGATTCAGAAGTATACGGCAAGGTATTTGATGATTTTTGGTTAAAGAAGTATACAACCGAATTGTTTAAACAACAATGGGGAACTAATCTCAAGAAATACGGTAACTATGTTCTTCCTGGTGGTCTTGTAATTAATGGTCAAACGATTTACGATGAAGCATCTATTGCAGTCGAAAAATTAGAACTTGATCTTCGCGAAATTTACGAAGAACCGCCTCAAATGATTGTAGGATAAAATGGCAACATCAGTTTATTTCAATAACCAAAAGGCGACTGTTGAGCAGCACCTTTTGGAAGATTTAATTATTGAATCAATTAAGAATCACGGAATTGACGTTTATTATATTCCGAGAGATTCTCAATCATCAATCGATGAATTATTCGGTGATGATCCTGTTAAGTCTTTCACTCAAGCATTTAAGATCGAAATGTATCTTGAGTCTTTTCAAGATTATGAGGGCAATAAAGAATTCTTTGGAAAATTTGGTCTTGAGATTCAAGAAACTGCTAAACTTTGCATAGCAAGAAGAACATTTGAGCGTTATGTGACTTCTGCATCAAAGGTTACAAGCAACGTTCCAAAAGAAGGTGATCTAATTTATCTTCCTATTCAATTTAAACTTATGGAAATTAAGTTTGTTGAAGAAGAAAAAAACTTTTTCCAATTAGGTAATAAGAATCCATACATGTATGGGCTAACTGTTGAAGCATTTAAATATAATGGTGAGTATCTAAACACTGGGATGAGTGAGATTGATATGATTGCGAATAAACAAGCAATTGTTATCAATCACCAACTCTCGTTCAGTCCTGCGGGTAATGGAACTTATACGCAATTTGAATGGGTGTATCAGGGAGCATCATTAGCAACCGCCACTGCAAGAGCAGTTGTTGACGATTGGAATTATCCAAGCCACACTCTTAAACTAAGAAACATTCGTGGAGAATTTGCTGCCAATACAATAATTATAGGCAACTCAAGTAATGCGCGATACAAACTTTCTGTTGCTTCAGATCCAATGAGAAGTGCCACCCCACAAATTCAAGACAATTACAATATTGAAACTGAGGCAGATAATATTCTAGACTTCAGCGAAGCCAACCCATTTGGTGAGCCATAATGTTTTCTACAACGCATTTCTATCATAGAATCATTCGTAAAATGGTTGTTGCCTTTGGCACGTTGTTTAATGATATTCGTCTTGTAAGATATAACAAAGCAGGAACGATAGAGATTGAAAGAATTATTGTTCCATTGCAGTATGCACAAAAAGAAAAATTCTATCAGCGCATTACACAAGATCCAGAACTTACAAAAGAAGTTCAATTAACTCTTCCAAGAATGAGTTTTGAATTAACTAATGTCGTATATGACCCATTAAGAAAAAGAAATTTGTTTTCTGAAAGTTTTTCTACTGAGTCAGCATCAACTGTAAAAGCATTGCGAACAACACCATATGATTTTGAGTTTGCTCTTAATATCTACGTTCGTAATGTTGAAGATGGAACTCAAATTGTTGAGCAAATTCTTCCATATTTTAATCCCGACTATACGATGACGATTGATTTTATCGGATTAGCAGATCAAGAACAGATGTTCCATTTATTTTGCAGAGCGTAAATCAAACCATTCAAGATGAAGGTAGTCCAGATCCTGTTCGTTTAATCACTTGGTCGTTAGTTTTTGTTGCCAAAGGTTATATGTATGGTCCTATCGTTTCTCGCAATGTTATTCGTAAAGTTACGGCAAATACATTTAATGCAGCGGTAAATTCTGCTGGTCTAGAAACTCAAAGACTTATAACAATGGCAAACACTGGTGGTTTTGGTGCATATAAAACTGGAGAACTTGTTTATGAAGGAACGCAGTTGAGCGCAGCAAATTCAACAGCGTTTGTTTATTCGTGGGATCCAACAAGTAATAATCTTATTGTTACTGATGTGAATGGTATTCTCAAGACAGGAAAATACTTGACTGGTGCAATTTCAAACGCATCATATAATATTGCAACGTTTGGAACAAACGACTTCCAGTTATCCAAAATGGTCATTCAACCAACTCCAAATACAGCAAATCCAAATACTGCTTTCGGATTTGATCAAGCGATTCAGGAATTCCCTGATATAACATGAATGATACTGATAAAAATTTAGCAGAGATACTAAACACTGATTATATCCCTGCCGTGAAAGAAGATAAACCAATCACGATTCATCAATCTGCAGACGATAATCCAGATGCAGACTACTCTCGTTCAAATTATTATAATCTAATCGAGAAAGGTAACGAAGCTCTTGATGGCATTCTTGAAGTTGCGAAAGAATCACAGCATCCAAGAGCCTACGAAGTGGCAGCAAATATGATTAAGAATCTCTCTGATGTCACAGAGAAACTTATGATACTGCAAAAACAACAAAAAGAGTTGAATCCAAAAGAAGAGCAAGTCACACAAACTAATATTAATGTTGACAAAGCAGTATTTGTTGGAAGCACTGCTGAGTTATTGAGACAGTTGAAGAATGAATCAAATAACGGCTAAACTTAAAAATTATCTTGGCAATCCGCGCCTGAAGCGAGTGAATATGCAGATGCAGCTCACGGAAGATCAAGTTCGTGAGTTTGTTAAGTGCGCACAAAACCCAGAATATTTCATTGAAAACTATGTCAAGATTATTACGCTTGACAAAGGATTTGTTCAGATCTCGTTATATCCATTTCAAAAAGAAGTCGTCAAAGACATCAATGAGAATCGTCGTGTAATCGTAAAGGCTGGTCGTCAAGTTGGTAAAACTACAATCATTGTCGGTTATATTCTCTGGTACATTCTCTTCAATCAAGATAAAACCGTTGCAATTCTTGCCAACAAAGCCAGCACGTCAAGAGAAATTCTTGGTCGTATTAAATTAGCATATGAAGCATTGCCTATGTGGATTCAGCAAGGTGTTAAGGTCTGGAACAAAGGCGATATTGAATTAGAAAACGGATGCCGTGTGCTTGCGAACTCTACCGCTTCAAGTACGATTCGTGGTTTCTCTATCTCGCTTCTATATCTTGATGAGTTTGCATTCGTTCCAAGTAACATTGCTGAAGATTTCTTTACTTCTGTTTATCCAACCATTTCTTCTGGTGAGACCTCTAAGATTTTCATGTCATCGACACCAAATGGTATGAATCACTTTTATCGAATGTGGACTGAAGCAGTCGAAGGATTGAACGGATTTAAATACATTGAAGCCAATTGGCGTCAAGTTCCTGGAAGAACTCAGCAATGGGCTGATGAACAGCGTAGAGTCCTTGGAGAACAAAAGTTTCTTCAGGAAATGGAATGTGAATTCATGGGTTCTTCTGGAACTTTACTTTCTGCTGCCGCACTCAAGTTTCTCGCATTTGTCAAACCAGTTCATTTAACAGAAAACGGAATTAAAATTTATCAAGCACCGATTCCAGAACACAGTTATTTGGTCGTTGTTGATACCTCTCGCGGAAAGGGGCTAGATTACTCTGCATTCAGTGTAATCGACGTAACACAGGTTCCATATCGACAAGTATGCACTTATAAGGATAATAATATCAGTCCTCTGGTTTATCCTTCGGTCTTAAAACGAATAGGCGATTACTATAATCAAGCCTATGTTCTAATCGAGATTAACGATAACGGACAACAGGTTGCTGATTCGTTGTTTGAAGACTACGAATATGAGAACATCCTATCGACTGTAGAAATAAGAGGCAAGACGGCTGTAACTTGGGGTTATGGAAACAAGTCTTATAGAGGAATTCGAACAACCAAGTCTGTTAAACGCCTTGGATGCTCTATCATAAAGAATATAATCGAAGAACAAAAACTCATTATTCAAGATTTTGATACAATCTCAGAACTCTCGACGTTTATTGCGAAAGGAACGAGCTTTGAGGCTGAAGAAGGAAGTCATGATGACCTCGTTATGACTCTCGTTTTGTTTGCGTGGATGACAAATCAACAATTTTTCGCCGATATGACGAACACAAACATCAAACAAAAACTACACGAAGAACAATTAAAACAGATTGAAGAGGAATCGCTCCCAACTTTTCTTGCTGGACATATCGATGTTGATGATCCAGACCGAAGATTTATGTCAGATGGCGCACTTTGGGATGTTGTTGACCGTTAAAAAACCCAAAATACTAAATAACTCGTAAGTTTCTTTATCTCCAAGACAGGAGCAAAAACATGGCTTTTCAAGTATCTCCAGGCGTGAATGTATCAGAAATTGATGCAACTACAGTTGTCCCAGCAATTTCTACATCCACTGGCGCGATCGCTGGCGCGTTTCAGTGGGGTCCAATCGACCTTCTAAGACAAGTTTCTTCAGAAGATCAACTCGTTGAATTATATGGTAAACCAGATTCAACGACTGCACTTAACTTCTTTACTGCTGCAAATTTCCTTGCATACAGTAACAGCTTGTTCGTTTCACGTGCAGACGCTGCAACATTGAACACTGCTCTTGCACTAAACGTTGCATCAGGTTCTTTTGCTTCAAACGTAAAGGTGAAGAGCGAAGATCACTACTTTCAAACATTCTTTACTGCAGCAAACTCAAATATTTTGTTTGCCGCACGTTATCCAGGTGCTCTTGGTAACTCGCTAAAAGTTGCAGTATGTGCTAACACAAATGCTTCTGCTTTTGCGACTTGGACATATGCTCCATACTTCGATGCTGCTCCAGGAACTTCAACTTGGGTTAGCGCAAATCATTATTCTCTTGCAAACGATGAAATGCATATTGCTGTCATCGACGAAGATGGTTTGATTTCAGGAACACCAAACACGGTCATTGAAAGATTTGCAAATGTTTCCAAGGCAACAAATGCCAAGGGTGAAAGCGGCGAATCACTCTACTACCGCGATGTTCTATATGTCAATTCACGCTACCTCTATGTAATGGGTCCAAACAACTCAACATGGGGTGTTGCAGCAAATGCAACTCATGCATTCCAAGGTGAAAATCTAAACGGTGTCAGCTTCATTCGTGGTACTGATGCTGCTCCAACAACTGGTAACGTGCAAACTGCATATGCTCAATTTGCTTCAACAGATAATGTCGACATCAGTCTCGTAATGACTGGTTCAGCAGATGAAACTCTTGCAGCAAATGTTGTGTCACTAGCAGTTGGACGTAGAGACTGCGTTGCGTTCGTGTCACCTGCTCTTGCAAACTGCCAAGCAGCTGACCCAGTAACAGCAATCGTCAACTTCCGTAATAATCTAACCTCAACATCATTCGCTGTAATGGATAGCAACTGGAAATATCAGTACGACAAGTACAACGATACCTACCTTTGGGTTCCATGTAACGGTGACGTTGCTGGTCTATGTGCTCGTACAGATGCTGATCGCGATCCATGGTTCTCACCAGCTGGATTCAATCGCGGTCAACTGAAGAGTGTGGTTAAACTTGCATTTAATCCAAATCAAGCACAACGCGACACTCTTTATAAGAATGGCGTAAATCCAATTGTATCGTTCCCAGGAGAAGGAACTGTTCTCTTTGGCGATAAGACGCTACAAAGCAAGCCAAGTGCATTTGATCGCATTAATGTTCGTCGTCTCTTTATTGTTCTTGAAAAAGCAATTGCTCGTGCTGCACGCGCAAGCCTATTCGAGTTCAACGACGAATTTACTCGCGCTCAGTTTGTAAATCTTGTTGAGCCATTCCTACGTTTGGTACAGGGTCGTCGTGGCATCTTTGACTTCCGCGTTGTTTGCGATGAAACAAACAATAGCCCAGAAGTTATCGATCGTAACGAATTTGTTGGCGATATCTACATCAAGCCAGCCAAGTCAATCAACTTTATCCAGTTGAACTTTGTTGCTGTCCGCACTGGTGTTGCCTTCGATGAAATCGTTGGTCGCTTCTAATAAATAGAGTATAGGCTCAGGAGAAAACAATGCCATTTAATGTAAATCAATTTCGTACTCAGTTGAGTGGTGATGGTGCTCGCCCTAATCTGTTTGAAGTGCGACTAAACTACCCTTCATACGTTGCGGGTCGATCATCAGCGCAATTAAAGTCAACATTTCTGGTTAAGACTGCACAGCTTCCTGGCTCAACACTCGGTAGCGTTCCAGTAAACTACTTCGGTCGTGAAGTTAAAGTTGCTGGCAATCGCACGTTTGCTGACTGGACAGTGACAATTATTAACGATGAAGACTTTATTATTCGCAATGCGATGGAATCATGGGTTCGCGGAATCAATGACAACGTAACAAACCTACGTGCTGCACTTACAACACAGCAATATGCTGTTGATGCTGAAGTGTTTCAGTACTCAAAGGCTGGCGGATCGCCAATCAAGAAGTACAGGTTCGTCGGTATGTTCCCTGTCGATATCGCTGCAATTGACCTCGATTGGGGTTCAAATGATGCTATCGAAGAATTCTCAGTAACATTCCAATATCAGTACTGGGAAGCAAATGACCGAACCGTGCCAGGTTTTGGTGGTGCCCTTGGTGGGCTACTCGGTTAATGATTGGTCTGAGGGGGGAGTTTTCACTCCCCTCTTTTATATAATGGAGATACAATGGCAATAAATCTATTCGGTTTCGAAATCCTTCGCAAAAAGCCTGAAGTACAACTTCAGGCTCAGGTCGCAACTCCAACAAACGATGACGGTGCACTTACTGTTACGGCTGGTGGCTATTTCGGAACTTATCTTGACCTTGAAGCCAGTTTTAAAAACGAGAATGATTTAATTACTCGCTATCGTGAAATGGCAATGCAGCCAGAACT